AAGGTCAGGTCAGCGCCACATCCCACATCGCCACACCTCACATCGTGTGCAGCCAGCGCCTATGTCTGCAGCATGGATGCATGTAGACGCTGTCCAGCGATACCCCGAGGGGGTACCCCCGCTGTGCAGAAAGTTCGAAGACACTCCTTTTCCGCGGTGATCTCTCTTGCTCGGCGTGATTTCTATATATAAATGGGGATAATTTGACACTTAGAGACTCCTTATGTTATGCATAACATATGAGCACAGAAGAGCAACGCCGTAAGTGGCGAGAGCAGTCGAAGCGTTGGCGTGAAGCCAATCCTGAGAAGGCCAAGATCAATCGGGCGGCCAAGAAACGCCGCTATTACGCGAAGCACGCCGACCGCCTCAAGGCGGAATCGTCCGCTTATGCCAAGGCCACCGGGTACGCCTCCCGCAAGGCCTGGAAGGAGAGAATCTACAGTGATCCGGGTAAGCTTCTGGAGCGCAGAATACTGGACATGCTCGGCGTCGTGCGCCGGCGCGCGGAGAAGCGAGGCCTGGATTTCAATCTGGTTCCAGAGGACATCGTGATTCCAGAAACCTGTCCAATCCTCGGCATCCCGCTCGCCTTCGCCCGCGGCGTTCGAGGCGGATGGGCCGCCTCTCCGGCCGTCGATCGCATCGACAACGCCAAGGGATACGTGCGAGGCAACGTGGCCGTGATCAGCCACCGCGCCAACCTGATGAAGTCCAACGCCACCCTAGAAGAGATGCGAGCCGTCGTCGCGTACATGGAAAAATATCAGTAGAACCCCTTGACCCCTCGCGACATCCATGGCAGGCCTGAAGTACCTCAACCCCTTCTCCACCAGGAGACTCCGATGCCCTTCGACTCCGCCCCCGCGCGCCTCTCACCCGAGGCCCTGATGTCCGACCCCACGCACATGATCGCGTGGCTTCGCGACAACTTCGAACCCACCGACGTCATCTGCGACAACGTCAACGACTGCGACAGCTGCCTCGGAGCCGAATTCCTCCGCGCTATGGGCTTCGAGCACGTCATGTGGTACTGCCACACCGGCAAGGTCGATGGAAAGTACGTTGCGATCGATCCCCTCGACCCCGTCGCGCGCGCCATCGCCTCCCTATGGACGATCAACAAATACTCGCCGGTCACCGCCGCCCGCGCCCTCAAAGCCCTGGACGCATAGTGGCCGAGGACCTCGCGCGCCTAGCCCGCGCCCAGTCGAAGTCTAATCACGACTGGGTCCGGATGATCAACGACTACTGGGGCCGCCGCGTCGCGCGCGTCGTGATGGACGACAGGATGCCGTCCGGCGACCGCATCGTGTCTGACCAGCCCTGGCATTTTGGCTTCCCACCGAAGGAGTAGACTCATGGCATTCTTACCCGGCGTCCCTAACTGGGACTGTCCCGACCTCGACCTAGATCTCCCTGACGAGAAGCCCGAGTACGACGCCGCCCAGGTAGCGGACGCTATCTCGTCCATCGAGAACACATTCGAGGCGATGACGCGCTGCGCCGTCCAGACGCCTAACGGAGACACCGTGTCGATCGCGATAGTGTCTCCGAACCATGTCGCTGGCAAGTTCTACGGTCCCCAGACGCAGCTCGTCCTGGAGGCCGCCCGCCTCTGGCATGACCACCTCCGCGCCGTGGATAACCCCGCCATCTCGACAGAGGCACCGCCGACGGCGGTCGCCACGAAGACCGTCTACCGCGTCGTGGTCTCGGTCGAGGGCGACATGAAGGACGACGACTACTTCGTCCCGTACGACCGCCGGAAGGACGCCTTCATATTCGCCGCCACCCTGGACCCGGAGACGTACGACGAGATTGATGTGGTTGAGGATGTGACCCCCGCCTACACCGTCTCGTGCGGCCCCGTCCTTGAGAACGACGGCGATGTCTTCTGATCGCTCCTGCGCCGGCTGCCGCTTCTTCGTGCGCGGCCGCCGCATCCCTTCCGGTAGCGCCAAGATGGGTGCCGTGCTGGACTCCTGGACTGACGAGCCGACGCTGTATGGCTACGGAGAGTGCCGCATCCGGAGCATATATAATTTCCCTCGCCGCTCACTAGACGACTGGTGCGGCGAGTGGCAGGAGCGTGAGGAGCCGAGGATGGACTCGACGCCATGACCGACGAGTGGCTATCCTTCGTGCTTGAGGTCCCCGTGAAGTGGGCCCTCGTGTGGTACGTCCTGTGGACGCATTGGCCCGCATGGCCGAAGTGAACCGCCGACACCTATTCGGTCTGCTGGCCGGCGCGGCGGCCACGCCGCTGCTGCCGAAGGCGGTAGACGACTACGTTCCGGCCAAGCTGTCGAATGGTGAGTATTGGTTTCTGCCAGACCCTCCGCTGTTGATGTCGGAATTCGACACGTCTCTAGTGCGGTACAATGCCATGAGGCGATACATCACCAGCTACTCTTCATGGAGAATGAGTTTTGGCGAAAGTGTACGAGGACCCGGGGCCCCTTCCGGAGGGGGCGACGCCGGCGGAGCGCCGCAAGTGGGCGAAGCAGAACGAGGACTTCCTGACGGAGGGTGGCTCTCGTGGTCACAAGACTTCCCTGGACGCCCCACTGACGAAGAGGGATAGGGACCACACGGACGTCGCGATGCGGCAGCTGCGCCGTAACCACGAGCAGTTCATGGCGATGCGGTCGCCGGTGAAGGCCGCGCTGTGGCTCGCCCTTTCTCTTCCCGCGAAGGACGTCCTGCACAAGGCCGAGATGCTCGACCGCTTCATCAAGGCACAGAGGGGCGAGCTCGAAGACGGCAAGGAATTCACGGCGCCGGAGGACCTGACCATCGTGGAGATGGCGAATATGTGGGCTGCGCGGGCCTTGATGGGCGACCTGACGGCCCTCGAACAAATCGCGCAGCGCGTCGAGGGCAAGCCTGGGCTTCGCAGCGACGACGTCGACCCCGATGACCCGAAGCAGAAGCAGCAGCTGCACGCGGTGACCGAGAACCTCGTAGCCGCCCTCACGCAGGCCGCCCTGGCCAATGTGTCCCCGGCCGATAAGGCAAAGCTGATCGAACCAATAGAAGAAGATAAGCTAGACCTGATTGACATCCCGCCAAAAGAGGAGTAGAACACCGCCATGACCAACTGGAAATTCTCATGGGGCCCGTTCTACAACATCTACGAGCCCGCCAAGGAAGTCCCCATCTACGACCCGCCGCACGGCGATTACTACAGCAAGCCGTCGCAGCCTAAGTACGTATCGCTGGGTCAGGAAGATCTTGTGAATGCGGACGCCATCATCGCCCGCGACCGCGCCAAGATAGAGCGGTGGCGCGGCACCACCGCCACTGTGCAGTCAGAGATTGATCGCGTCCGTCGCGAGAGCCAACTGAAGCGCCAGGAGTACGCGGAGCCCTTCGCGGTCGCGTACTACTTCTGGCTCGGCATCGACGCGGAGCGTCGCCTGTGGTAGACGATCCCCCCCTAAACTGCTACTCTCGCGACGGCGGACTGTTTTCGTTAGGCTGGTACTTGGCGTGGCATCCTGAGAACGATACCGCGACGCTCGATGGAGAATTCACCATCGAGGACCTTGAGGCGATCGCGAAGCACATGAGGGAGAAATCGCGATGCTCGAAGCCCTGATCTACATCCACGTCTTCTACTGGACGATCGGCTCCCTGGTCTCGATGACCGCCGGCGCGATCGTGACGTACTTCGTCTACTACACAGCAACGAGGATGCAATGACCCACCACAAGCCTTCGGCAGATCACCCCTGGAAGCGCGACCGCTACAACGTCGGCGCCGGTAATCGAGCCCGGCCGCTTGAGTACGGAGGCCAGCCGAGAAGCGAGCGCGATAAAGTAATCCTGGACGAAATAAGGACGTCGATCCTGATCGAGAAGATGCCGCTGCTTCCGTCTCCCCTTGAGACGACGCAGTTCGGCGACCGCGACATGGTTGTTTTGAGTGGCGAGGGCTGCCGCCAGAAGCGCGCGATGAGGTACGGTTAGCTTATTGTGTCGTGCCAAAATTAGCTTTTGGGGAGTAGCTCAGTTGGTAGAGCAGCGCACTGTTAATGCGCCGGTCCCAGGTTCGAGCCCTGGCTCCTCAGCCAAAATAGACGAGATCCTTTGTCCGAAATATGTATACAAATATCGGACAAAGGATCTCATCTCTTTAGCCAAGAACGTGACGTCGTAGTCAGGCGTCTAGTGGGTGCCCACCCATGAAGAGAAGTCGGTTGACACCGCCACAAAGGGACAAGAGTCGAGTCTGGCTGGCTCGTAGCGATGGTGGTAGCGATAGCGGCACTGCGCCCGCCCACAGACTTTTTCATGATACGCTGAGAGGTGGACCTCCGACAGCAAGTATCATCCCTCGACCCCCTCAGCCTAGCCTTCATCGCCGCGGAGCAGACGTGGCTCAAGAAGGCGATGGATCCGGACCGCGAGAGGCCCGGCGAGCAGATCCTGCCGCTCTCCGGCTGGAACCTCGCGATCGCGCAGGCCGGCCGAGGCTTCGGCAAGACCGAGATGGGCGCTAACTGGCTTCGCCGCGAGTGCCTCACGTACCCCGGTATCGTCTGCCACGTCGTGGCGCCGTCGCACGCCGACTTGATCGGCACCATCTTCGACGGCATCTCCGGCATCCTGGCCGTGACGCCGCCTGAGCTGATCGAGGAGGTCAATCGCTCGGCCGCGATCCCATTCATCCGCTTCAAGAACCAGTCCCTGATCCGCGGCTTCTCTTCGCAGAGCCCGGACCGACTCCGCGGCCCGCAGTGTTCGCGCCTCTGGGGCGACGAGCTAGCCGCCTGGGGCGTAGGCGCCGAGGCGACGCTCTACAACATCGACTTCTCGACTCGTATCGCCTACAAGGCCGCCGACGGGCGCGTGATCGAGCCGCAGCGACTCTACACCACGACGCCGAAGCCTCTCTCGTGGCTCAAGGAGCTGGTCGATCGAGCGCAGCACGTCGTGCGTGGATCCACGTACTCGAACAAGAAGAACCTCGCGGCCGACTTCATCAGAGACATCGGCATGTACGAGGGCACGAACATCGGGCGCCAGGAGATCTATGGCGAGTTGCTAGACATCAGCGAGGCCGCGATCATTAAGCGCTCCTGGCTTCGCGTATGGCCGAACGCTCGGCCCCTGCCGTGGTTCGACTTCGTTATGGTGGGCCTAGACACCGCCTTCACGGAAAAGACTTTTGACAAAAAGAAGTTTGAGGCCGACCCGACGGCGTGCCAGATCTGGGGTGTCTTCGTCCACGAGCGAAAGTGGAACATGATGCTGCTCGACTGCTGGGAGGACCACTTAGGGTTCCCGGCCCTCGTGGCGCGCGCCCAGAAGGAGATGCGAAGGGAATTCGGTCGTAGGAGTGAGACGCTTTTCCAGCCCATGATCGGCACGAGCATGCACGCCGAACAGGTGAAGCGCCCCGACCTGATGATCATAGAAGAGAAGGGCTCCGGCATCAGCTTGCGCCAGATGCTCTCGCAGGAGGGCCAGGACAGCTGGCCGTACAACCCCGGGAAGGCGGACAAGCTATCGCGCCTCCATTCCGTCTCGCACGTCGCCGCGAACCTCCGCATTTGGCTCCCGGAGTCGACGAAGGCGAAGGGCGAGCCCAGGAATTGGACGAAGAAGATGTTGGACGAGGTCTGCACGTACAGCGGCCCCGGCACCACGAAGCACGACGACCACGTCGACGTCTTCAGCATGTGTGCCCGATACTACGCCGACCGCTGGCTCACCGCGGGCGTGCAGGGCGAGATCAGGGACGGCAAGATCGCTGACCCGATGTCCGACATCGTCAACGTCCCGGAGGAGTGGCTCCCGGAGGACCGTCGGCCGGGCGAGTCGTCCTTCCAGGAGGAGATTGACAACTGGTACGCCTAGTGGCAGGGTCGGAGTAGTGACCCTGAAGACATCCAGACTCAGTGCCGACGGAAAGTATGTCCACACGACGTACCACACGGGCACGCCTGGGATGGAGGTTTATGATCAGCAGCTCCGGAGGGCTATGGAAATGGACGTCGCGAACGACGAGCACCTGAAGACGATGGCGGACGAGCCGCCGAAGCGCGGCCGCGCCGACGGCACCGTGATCGAGGTGCCGAAGCAGGACGAGGTCTTGGTGACGTACCCGGACACGCTCGACGGCTTCCTGGCTGCCTGGGTCGTGCGTAAGATCGCCCAGACCAAAAACATCGCCGTCGAGATGTGCAAGGGTTCTCCGTCGTCCGACATCGATCTGACCGGTCGTAACTGGATCATGATCGGCGACATCATCCCTCCAGAAGAGATCTTCTCGTCTCCCAAGTCGATCCTCCACATCGATACCCACAAGGACGGCCGCGTGTCCGCTGCGCCGCTGCCCTTTAAGGATTGGGTCCGCACCTTCCCGTTCGGCATCAAGACTATGGCCAAGATCGGCGGCTTGGGCTGCGAGTCCGGCACCAGCCTCTGCAAAGCCGCCTGGGATTTCTTCTACGCCGACCGAAAGGGCTTCGACAAGATCCCTCGCATCCTAGACTACGTCGACGACAGCGTCAACGCGAGCCGCTACGGCGACACCGCCGACGTGGTCGCCTGCATCGACAGCTATCCGCGCGACTGGCGGACCTTCGACTCCTTGGTCGAGGCCGGCGACGATCGCAAGCGCCTCGCGTACATCGTGGCCGGCGGCCAGGCCATCCGCCGCTACATGGAGAAGTGCCGGAACATGCCGTTTTAGGCCTCCGGGCGTAGCTTTATGCTACGCTGAGGGATGGATTCCTTCGACGACCGCGACGGCGGGCGATTCTCCGCGCCCTTCTATAATTTCCAGACGCCGCCGTCGCATGCTGGCTCGAATCCGCCGGCTCGGGTCTACGCCGGAGGCGGCCCCGCCCGCAGCCCTTACGAGCGCTTCATAGACGGAGACGACCGCGACGCAGCGATGTACGACGCGATGCAGCGGAACAAGTACCGTCCGCTGCCGGCGCCGCACAGCTGGCGCGAGATGCCGAACACCGGCCGCTCCCTCAAGGAGGCCGGCCGCCGGCTCATGAACGTCGACACCTCCATCGAACCGGAGGATCTCGCGCGCATGGGCGTCGGCGTTGCCCAGTTCCTCGCGCCCGACGCCACACGCTTCACGAAGGAGATAGGCCCCGTCGGGGCGCCGCTCGATGTCGCCAACGTAGTCACCTCCGCGAGCGGCAAGCTCCCGGCTCTGGCGATACAGGGCGGCCTCGGCATCTGGGACACGCTGATGTCTCCGTCCGAGGACTCCGGCCCCGCGACGCCGCAGGAGCTGCCGCCAGAAGTTGGGATGCGCGGCCGTGGATTCGCCGACGGCGGCAAGGTCGCGAAAGGTCTCATGCGGATGATCCGCGACGAGATGGGCAAAAGACCAGAGATCGTGTGGCACGGCTCGCCCAGCGGCGATCTTCGCGGAGGCTCGTACGGTTTGCATGTAGGTACGGAAGAGGCGGCGAAGCAGGCTCTAGAGGCCCGCATCGGTCGCCCTGCTGATCCTCCGGATATCGGCACTTGGGACGGTACTCGTCGTCTCGGGGATACTCTTCTGAAAGGCCAACCTGAGTACGGTATTCCTGATCACATGTACGGCTCTGAGGGCCGGTTGTCGTCTTATAGTAACAGCGACCCTATTCCCCGAGATGTCAGGCCTTCTGTCGATCCTTACCATCTAGTGGGATCGATGGTTAACACGCGATTGAATCCCTACGAGGATTTCCAAGCGAACGGCCGAATGGCTGGCAACATAAAACGCGGCAATGCTCGTCGTGGAATCTATTACGGCAACATCTCAGAAGATGAGGGGAGCATCTCTGCGGCGCTTCCTAGCGCGAAACACCTAGAGCCGATTGACATCCCTGACGAGTTCCAGCCCTACGCCGACGGCGGCAAGGTCGCGAAGGCCATCCGCACAATCCGCAACTCCTTCGGCTCCCTGCAGGGCGCCCGCATGGAACAGGCCGCCGACTTGGCGAACCTCGACCGCTACTCGACGAAGGGGCTGCTCGATACCTTCTCTCCGACTGGCGAGGGACGCAACTCGCTCTATACGACTCTGCCGCCGTACGCCTTCGAGGACTACGCGAAGCAGCTACCGAATGGTGCCACCGACAAAGTCCCGTATCCGAGATGGGATAACCAGCCGTCGTTTCCAAAACGAGGCCGCCGCATACGTAATTCTACGCAAGATGCGTTAGAAGACTTGGACGAGCCCACGTACGACAACTACATAGATCGCTTGGCCAATCACATCCGCAGCAACGGTATGGACACGCCACCCGAGTTGTGGATGTACAAGACGATCGGCGAGGGCGGCACAGAGCTTCCGTCGAGTCATCCCTTCGCCGGCGTGCCCGCCGGAGGAGAGCCTCTGCCGCAAGGCATGACCGCGATCGAGGGACACGAGGGCCGTCACCGCATGCGCGCGATGGACCGAATGGGCGACCAGTCTTCGCTAGTGCGTCTCAACAACGTGAATCCTAGGGAGTTCGGCCGTGACCCCGTCGAGGAGGCCGTCGAGCGCATGCAACAGAAGTACCTGCCGCAGGGCGCCAACACTCCGATACTTCCAGAAGACCTATACGAATCCGGCCGACCGCCTCTCCGTCTCGGCAGCGAGGCCTTCGAGAAGGGCGGCGTCGTCGAATACCACGCCGACCTCGGACCCGTCGGCAAAGGACTGACGACGCTACTGCGCGACACCGTAGGCAAGCCGAACACTGTTAAGCTTCCTGGCGGCTTCCAGATGCCGGCTAGGCCCATCAAGGAGTTCGAGGACGTCGCCCACAAGTTCGCGACGCGCTACGGTAACGAGTACCCCATCACGTCGTACCCCAAGCTAGACGAAGACCGCGCCCGCAAGATCGCCCAGGGCTACGAGGACATGAGGCACGACCCCTCCGACCCGCGCGTCAAGAGAGCCTACGACGCACTGATCGACGAGACGATGGACCAATACCGCGCCCTCGAAGGCACCGGCGCGAAGTTCGAGTTTTTGAAGCCCGGAGAGGGAGACCCCTACGCGGCGTCGCCGTCACTCGGCTACAGGGACCTCGTGCAGAACGGGCGGCTGAAGGTTTTTCCGACGGAGCAAGGATATGGAACACAGACCGACATCAGTGACAATCCGCTCCTCAAGAGAGTCGGGCGAGTTGGCGACCTCGATAACGCCACAGCCAACGATGCCTTTCGCGTCGTTCACGACGCCCTCGGTCACTTCGGTCCAGGTAATCCCTTCTTCAGGGCACCCGGAGAGGAGCGCGCGTGGCTTAATCACATGCGTTCGTACTCGCCGGATGCTGTCCCCGCTGCCACCTCTGAGACGAGAGGACAGAATAGCTGGGTGAACTTCGGGCCGCAGTCCGCCACCAACAAGGGCGCGAGTGGCGCCGACACCGTCTACGCCGACCAGAAGGCTGGGCTGCTTCCTGAGTGGATGTGGGACCCGAACGGAAGCGATGTCGAACACCACAAGGACCTCGGCCCCGTCGGTCAAGCGATCGGCCGCGCGGCGAAGTACTTGATCGATCCCGCACGCGAGTCGTTTCCCGGGATCTATAAGCCGCCGCCTGAGCTGGTCTCCGATGCGAGATCGCGCCTGATCGCCGACCCAGGCCAGGAGGGCAACATGTACAAGCTCTTCGGCCACACGCGTAACAGCCTCGACGAGTTGTCGCAAGGTAACCGAGACCTCGACAGCATACGTCCGTTCTTGCAGACGCATCCGTTCAACCTTAGCGGCACCGCCAGCAGCAGCTCCCGCGCCCTCACTAATCCCAACGCCGCCCGACTCCGTGGTGCCCTGTCGGCCGGATTGGCAGACCCCGACATCAAACTGACGCGCTCGTGGTACGAGATGTCTCCTCTGTGGGATCGCATGCGAGAGCTGGGCACCGGCGACCGCGCCATGACGGACCTCAACAACCGCACCGCCGTTATGTCGGCTGGCAGCGACCCCAAGACAGAAATCAATCGCGGCTTCTATGCCAACTGGCTCGCCAAGCACGGCCGACTCGATGACTTCGTTCGCTACGGCGGCGTCCCAGAGCACGAACGCCTCAGCGGAGACTTCCCGGAGGAGCTTATGGGTCTCCAGGGCCACGCCTACCACGGCACCGCCCAGGTTCCTAACCTGCTCGACTACGAGCACACCGGTCGACTGTGGCCGGCGAATCACAAGGTCCCGACCTACGCCGCCGCGACTGATCCGCACTTTCCGTACTCGGATCGCCCCATCGCGGACAGCCACTTCAATCGCATCCTGGGTTTCCCGGACGTGAGTACGGCGACCACTGACGCCGTCCGTCGCGGCGTCCCTTCGAACACGGAATACAGCGACATCGTGCCGTGGTTCAATGACAAGGTCGCCGGCCGTCTCGGCATGAGGCCGCGTGACGCCCAGGCGCTGCTGTGGAACCTCGGCGGCCCCCAGACCGGCGTCCGCTACATCGGGCCATCGAAGCTTGAGATGATCGCGAACCATATGGCCGACGTCGCCGAGAGGCGCGGCATTCATCCGGAGGAGGCCCGGGACCTCCTGCTATCCGGTGAGATAGGCGGCAGCTCTGGCGGCACGCGCATGCCTCCTCGCGGCGCGACGATGTCGGTGCCCGACATGTCAGGAATCAAGGACGCCCCCTACGATTTTAGTCAGATCCCTGAGCCTAACGCGCGCGGCGGGAAGATCGACGACGATATGTTAGGCTGGAAGAGCATGTTCTTCGACGCCCATGGCGGCGAGATCGGTCACGGCTACTTCGGGAGCAAAATCTAAATGGCTGAGGATATTCGAGGCGGACGCGCGATAGATCCCATGCGCGAGACCCTCAGCGACCCCGCCTCCACGCTAAAGCCCACCAAGCCCGCCGGCAGCGAGATCACGCTGAACGACGACGGCACCGCTGACATCGACCTCGGAGAGGGCACGCCGGAGAGCGACAAAGCACACTTCGACAACCTCGCCGACGGCATGGACCCCCGCGACCTGTCCGACATTGCGATGGACCTCCTCGACTCGATAGAGGTCGACAAGGACGCACGCCAGAAGCGTGACGCGCAGCAGGAGGAGGGCCTTCGCCGCACCGGCCTCGGCAACGACGCCCCAGGCGGCGCCCCCTTCCCCGGCGCCTCCCGCGTCGTTCACCCGATGATGACTGAGGCCGTAGTCGACTACTCGGCGCGCGTCACCGGCGAGCTCCTGCCGCCTGAGGGCCCCGTCAAGTCCCAGACGATCGGCATCCCCACTAACGACAAGACGGACCGCGCCGACCGCACGTCGCGTCACATGAACTATCAGCTGACGGAGGAGATGCCCTCGTTCTACAGCGAACTAGAGGCAGGCTTCACGCAGCAGGGCATCGGCGGCGCCTTCTACACGAAGATGACCCCCGTCGACGGCCGACCGGACGCGATCGTCGTCTACATCGACAAGGTGCACCGCCCCTGGTCCGACGGCGACTTCTACAGCCAGCAGCGCATCACGCACGAGATGGACGTCGACCGCCAGACCTTCGAGGCGAACGTCGACGCCGGCCTCTGGCTAGACGAGATCGACCCCGCGACGTCCAGCGACAACGTAGAGCAGACGCTGTCCTCTCGCTCGAACGACAAGATCATCGGACGCGACCTGCCGTCTGAGAATATAGACGACGTCCGCGTCGTGTACGAGTGCTCGACGTTCCTGAAGCTTGACGGCGACGATCGCCCGCTGCCGTACCTCGTCACGGTCGACGAGCAGACACGCAAGGTGCTGTCGATATACCGAAACTGGAAGCCGAACGACCCCAACAAGTTCCGCCTGGACTTCCTAATCGAGTGGCCGTTCTGGCCGTGGCGAGGCGGCTACCCGGTGGGCTTCACGCACATGATCGGTGGCCTATCGGCGGCCGCGACCGGTGCCCTCCGCGCGCTTATGGACGCCGCACTACTCAACAGCACACAGACGGGCGTCAAGCTCAAGGGCGGCGCGACGGCCGGCGGACAGAAGATCGCCCCGAACGTCGGCTCCGTCACCGAGATGCAGGGAACGCTTGCGATGGAT